GAAAGGTCGCAACGACGTTATAGGGCATCTGTGAGCCTTCTACGACCGTAAAAGCGGAGTAGTCGTTTCCTTGGCCTCTTGAAACGTCGGCCAACAAGAAATATGTCTTGTTCTCATCGGGTTGTTCAAAAATTCGTATCCCATCCATAGTTTGTTCCAATGGATCATTGGGGGCAAGGACGTTAAGTTTGGAAGATGAAACAAGAGTGTTCGAAGAACCTATGAAAGAGCATTCAAATTCTTGATTGAATTGTTCCTCGCTTGTATTTGCTATTGTTTCTTGCTTCCAGTCTTCCCCTCTTAAAGGACCGCCCGGATACATCGGAACTTCTCTCCAACTGATCTCCACCGGGACAAACTTGTTCTTCAATGGATGGCCGGGCTGTCTTTTTGCGTTCACCCATAGATTGTAATAGTGGTTCAGCCCATGTGGCGTCGATACTATTACGATTTTTGAGGTTGTACCCGAAGAAATTGTCGGATAAGTAGATGCATAGAATTCTTCTGCGATGTTCTGCGGAAGATATGCAAACTCATCCAAAAGCAAAAGATTGTAAGAACCACCGCGGATTGCAGATGCCGATGTAGCAGCACAGACAACGGAAGATCCGTTCTCAAGTTTCAAGGAAGTCTTGTTCCATTCCAATACTCCCTGCTGCAAATATTGAGGAAGATTTTCGTATGCAATTTGCAATCTTGAGAATAGATCGGTTGCCGTTTTTTGCTTGTTGGCTAGAATCGCCACTTTCACGTCTGGTTGAAAATTTATGTAATGATTTATGTATCCGAGCACACAGCTGGATTTTCCGCTTTGACGTGGAAATTTAGAGATCACGAATCTGTTGTTGTGTATCTCGTTTATGAATCTTTTTTGGTAATCATACAAAAGAAACGGAGAAAGACCCGAGTTCAGAGTGACGATTTTTACGTGTTTCTCTATAAAGTGAACTGGATCTTTTGCTGACTTTATGTAATCTTCAAGTTGTTCTTGGGTATAGTTTAGATTTATTCCCGGAGCTTTAAGATTCGGATTGGCTCGATAGCCGCTTTGCTGGTTGTTCATTTAATTCACCTTCAACAAAATTGTTTTCTTTCTTTAGCAATTTCTGCAAATCTTTGGTTGTCCCAACGAATATGGAATTGTTCGTGGTGTTCTTTACGTTCACTTTGTTGGTCTCTGCAAACTTGGCGGAAACATCCATCAAGTTCACGTTTATCTCAGCCAAAGTTTTGATCGTATTTGCCAAGACTTCGTATGCCCTTGGACTGTCGGATTCCAAGGCAACCTTCATTATTCCTTCCAATCCAAGAGATCCATTTGAAATTAGGGATCTTAGGTTGTTTCTTGCGAACTCGTAATCCTGAGTTGCAGAAGATGTCGTTCCTGCTGTTTTTGTGGTTTCTATTTTTTGATTTGAGGATTCTATTTCAAAAAACGATTCAAGATTTTTATTCACGTCTTCCATTATTTAATTCCATTAAGGAGTTCTGAATCCTGTAGGACCGGCGTAACCGGAATATCCTATTGCATTTCTGGCAGTTACTAAGAATGAATAAGTGTTCCCGGAAGTCAGCCCTCCGTAAAAATATGTCATTCCGCCTATGCCTGCATTTGCAGAAAGCGTAACTCCTTTTGTGTATACCAATCCATCAATTTCAATATTATCGGTTTCTGTAAAATAATCCACTAATGAAATATTATATCCAATTCTTTCAAAAATATAATTTTTTATAATTTTAAAAAGCAAACCATCATAATAACCGGCAGTTGGAGGATCATTGTTATTTTTATTTATTTGTATTCTTTCATGAGTATAAGAAGTAGAATAAAAACAAGTTTCATTCAATCCCGGATGGTACATAAAACTGGGACTTAAACTATCTCCTTGCCATGCTGGATTTTGACCGATAGGTGAAAAATCAAAAGGAAATTCATCTAAAATATTTCCAGTGGCGGGATCTATTTCTGCATATCCGTAAAAAGGTATAGTACTAAAAGTAGTTTTATATAACAAAGAATTAAAATAATGATTATCTGGTTCAATTGATTTAAATGCAACTACTATACCTTGAGGATTGACTTTAAATTTAGGATAATTTGCAGGTACAGTTTGATTATTTACTATTTTATATATTTTTATTTGGTTTAATTCATTTTCATTGAATGGCGTATCAAACTCCATAAGAGCCATATCGTCAAAATTATTACCCGAATTTGCTATATCTACGCTCTCAGGGGTTCCTAAAACATTATCTATTGCGTAAATAGTGAGACCATTTGCACTGCCCGAAGCATAATTTATTATATTATCTGCACTAGCAAAATAAAATTTTAAATTTGCTTTTTTTGAATATGTATTTCCGTCTTTCCCCAAAAATATTATATTAGAATAAGTAAGTCCGTATATATTCGAATTTGCCCCAGCGGCGTCAATTGCATAACCAGAATACATGTGCCCCGTAACAATTACGTGTTTTGGACTTATTAATATTGCAGAAAAAGCAGTAGGAGCGCGAAGATTATTCCAAAATTTGTAATTATCTGTTATGGTAAAAATTCCGGCAGGAATTCCAATTGTAACTCCGCTTAAAAGAGGAGAAGTGGGAAATCCTCCACCACCTCCTCCCGAAAATCCGTTAAATCCTTCGGTTGAAAAAGCAGTTGCGGTCAATGGAACTCCCGCACCTCTAATTCTAAGCGCAAGGCCGCTGAAATCCATAGAAGTAAAACCATTTGCAGGATTATTTACCCAAAAATTTGGATTAAATCCTATGGGCATTTCATCTTTGGAATTTGGCACGTTTCTAGCTTGAATTATTGGATCTGCTGCATAAAGATATAAATCATGTGTATTTTTATTATAATTTACAATGTATGACATATTTTGCCTTTAATATAGATGATTGTATACGTAAATTACGAATTCAGTTTCAATTGGAGCACTCTCCGAATCAATCCAAGCCAGAGTTGCTCCCGTGCCAGTGAAGCTTACGATTCTCAATCCTGTTGGAGTATCCGGCGGGCCCGGGGTAAAGATGCTTACTGGTCCTGCGTATCCGGAACTTCCCACGGCGTTGAACGAAGTAACTACGAACGAATATGTTTCCCCGTCGTTTAGGTTCCCTATGAAACCTGTTACGCTGCCCGTTCCAGCCTGAGCCGGATAAGTCGCTCCGAGTACGTATGTATTTCCGCTGATGAGCAAGAAATCCGATGAAACTGGAGGAACGCTTCCGGTTTCGTAATAATAAATCTTGAATTGGGTTTCTGTTGGCACTGATGCTTGATCTACCCAACCCAAAGTGGCTCCGGTGCCAGTAAAGCTCGACACGAACAATGCTGTTGGAGTAGCTGGAGGACCCGGCGTAAAAATGCTTACTGGTCCTGCATATCCGGAACTTCCTGCATCTATGTAAGAAGTAACAACGAAAGAATACGTTTCTCCTTGGTTCAAACTTCCAATGAATTGAGATACATTCCCAATGCCTTCCAATGCAGGGGCAGTTGCTCCGAGTACGTAGGTGTTTCCGCTGATGAGCAAGAAATCAGAAACGACGGGAGGAACGCTTCCTGCCTCATAGTAGTAAATCTTGAAGCCATCTTCACCGAAAGATCCAGCATCGTCCGTCCATCCAAGTGTAGCACCCGTTCCTGTGAAACTAAGAACGGACAGTCCACTCGGAGGATTGGGGAAAGACTGACTAGGCGGTGGCTCAGGAAAAACATCAACATCAACATCAACATCCAAATCAAAATTTTCTACTATTGGAATTAAACTGACTGGCTGTGCTGGACTAAACATGTACGCTTTTGCGACAAAACCAATGCTAGAAATGTTTATTCTTCTGTCTCCAAAATTTCCATCGTATTTTTCATTGATGTTTATTCCATTGATCATCACCAAAGGAATTGTAATATCATTTCTATTGTTTCCAAAGTTTATTTTTATGTTAAACTCTGGATTAAAGTATGGAATAATTTGTTCGGTTATCTGCAAAGTATTGTTTATGTGACGGGTGTACATAAACAAGTTAAAATTTATGTTTATTGGAACTTCTACAAAAGTTTGTTTTCCTAAAAAATTATCTACTCCATAAATCTCGCTGTTGACCTTGTTTCTTCTTCTTGAAGAATCGACAGCAACTTGGCTTATCGCAAAGCTTAGTTGAGGTAATCGTATTCCTACCTTTGTATCAGTGGAAATAGAAGATTCTTCAAGCAATCTTCTTATAAATTTTTCTTTCGGAGCATAAGTCAATGGAACACGAACTTGCTTGTTAACTCCGTTGTCGGGAGTTTCCACGTAAATATTATTGAATAAAGTTCCAAACCCTATTACAACTTTTCTTAAATATTCCCCATAGTAATATGATCCAAACATCAGTAGTTGCCCTCCGAGAATGGATCGTTTTCATCGAAGGACACAACGTTGTCGGAGAATCTTTCTTGCTCGATGTCTTCGTTGTTTCCTTTGAGGGTCTTGCTTGTGCCGTATGAAGGATACTTGTTGGGATTCGCCACGATTGAAGTGAAAGTAGCACCGACAGTTGGATATACCCCTCCGGTGTCTCCCAGAACTTGGAAAGCGAATGCTGGGCTGAATGTTCCGGAAAGAATGTTGATGGTGAGAACATTTGCGTTTCCATTCCAGTTGGATATGAGACCCAATCCGCCAGAACCTCCTGTTTGTTGTACATATTGGCCTTCATGGAAATATGTTGCGCCACTCGGCCCGGGAAGAAGCATGTCGTAAAAAGTTCTGTATGAAGTATCGTATACTTCGTCTATTGCCGTGTTCCCGGTAGCAATTCTCTCCATACTGTATGTAAACATTTCACAAGTCAACATGTAAGTATATCTTTTGCCAATTGGATAAAACGGATTTTCATGCTCTACGAAGTTTATCTCAAAAAGGCTTTTTGACAAAGGAAAGTATATTAAATCGCCTTCTCTTGGCCTTGTTATCGTGGAAACCGACGCAGTAATTTCCTCCTCAAATCTTCTTTTTGACATAACCAAAGTAAGTTTATCTTTTACTTCGATACCAAATTGATTGACGATATCAGTTCCGTCAAATCCTCTGAAAGATTCTACGTAAGCTTCTATAACATAAGAATCGCTGAAATTAGACGCAATGTCTTCTCCGAATATTTTATCAATATTCACGAATTGACGGGGAACATATACTATATCTCTCCCGGTTCCTTGGATAAGTTCAACCGTGATGTCCTCGATTAAGGTTTGTTGTCCCGGATCGTCTTGATTAAAATATGGATTAGTTGTCATCTTATCCTATTTGCATGTCAGGAGGCGGCTCGTACATTTGAGTTATTTTATCTTCTATTTCTTGTATTTCCCTTAAAGCATCTGCCATGAGGGCTGGCGCATTTATTGATGCTCCTCCCGTCAATGGCACATTTGCAAATTTCATTAAATTCTGAGCCCATTGTTTTTTCAACATGGCAATGTAATATCTTTTGAATATTCTATCTCTCCAAATTCTTGGATATTGATCTACGTCGATACCTACATAAGCCTCAAGCAAAATATAGTTTCCCGCTTTTAATCTATCCTTGGAAAGTTCTAAGAAAAGACGTTGTGTTGCCTTTGAAAATGTGTAAGAACACGGATACGCAAAAGTATACTCAATTGTAGACAAATAGCTTCTTGCCATTTCATAATTTGCAAGAGCTCCGTATGGGGCTACTCCTTGATTGAAGAAGATTCCAAAAAAGTCCTGCATGGACAATTGATATCTTAAGTCAAAGATGTAATCTCCAACGGTCGAGGTAATTGGATATACTTTGCTTATCGTAAGAATATCAGTGCCGTTCGGCCACCCGCCTGTTGCACCTAAAGCATCTCCGAGAGTAGCCGTATCAATATATTGGCGAGTTATGTCATTTTGTGTTATTTGATAAGAAAATAATGCCCTATGAACGAAATCAAAATGTTTTTCTGTGAGATAATTTAAGCAGTCCGTAAGACGATCATCCGCTTGGGTTGCCCCGACGTTTACCTGAATTACGGGTTCCCCTAAAGCTCTTCTGCAATAGGCTATAAATTCGTCTTTGTTTGTTGGTTCCATTTCAAAAATTATTTAGGCTGATGGGGATTTGCCTAATTTTGATAATTTTTGAAAAATTTGATATTCTTCCTCAGTTGGTTCTGGGGAAGTTACTTTTATATTTTGAAGCCTCATAATATCATAAATTTCTATCTGAGACTTTCTTGTGTTTTCTGCTACTTCTTTTGGGCTTGCTGGAGAATAATTGGAAAATCCGGGCATACTCAATGGACAAACCAAATAAGGATAATCTAATTTTCCGTATTTTTCCCCGTCTATTGTCAACTGGGTATGGGGTTTGTCCCCGCATCCACAGGCACCGCAATAATGAGTTTTAAAATGTTTGCTTTTTAGTAAATGGGGACAAGGGGATATATCTTCATTTCCAAAACAGGACAACGCTCTTAGTTTTTTTGCATCTGGCAAAACTTTTTTCCCAGTGAATCCCTTGGATGCCAAAGACATGGCAAAGTTCATGCATTTTTCAAAAAAATTAATCATGGTGAAACAAATGATACATTAAATGAAAATGGACAAGCTATTAACTTAAATAAATTTTGATAATTTGAATCCATATCAGTAATTATTTTGATGTTAGTGGCATATTGAGTGCTAACTTCTGCTACCGTTGCTCCAAATAATGATTTTAAAATAAATCGCATTCCATCGGGCGTACCCTTTATTTTCACATAATCTCTATGATATGTTAATAAACATTTTCTAAAATTATTTTTTAATTCTGGGTACACATCCAAATCCAACTCCCCGGCAAATAAAATATCGGCATATCCTTGTAAAAATTTATCAGGAACATTTGATAAATTTCTTAAATTTTCTAGATAAAATCCACATCCATATCCCTCTTCAAGATCAAACATCCAACGATAATAGTTAATAAAAAAATCTACTACCGGAGCTCTTGATGGATATTCATCATAAGTGTTTTGAACCCATTTAGGCAATTGTTTTTTAACTTGGATTTTGTCTCCATCCCAGTTTTTTTCCGGAAGATTTAAAGATCGCAGAGTCAATAATGTTTGTTCGACAATGCGATTTATGCCCGTGACAACAGAATCTGGTGTCGATGCTCCGGGACTATTATTGAAAAATACTAGCATGTTATTGACCGTATGTCAGAGAAATTCCAACCATTTTTCTTGTAGCCAAATAATTTACCATCAAATTTTCTCTCAAAGCAGAAGAAAGTCCATTAACATAAATTTTTATTTGTCCTACCGATGGAGATGTGACAGATATATCTTCTTTTTGTATTGTAGTTACTCCATTGCTCAATATATATTGATATATTCCATCCAAGTAATCAGATTGAGTTACCAAACGATCTTTTGTATTTGATGCGTAAGGTATAAAGGTTTTTATGTAATCTTTTGTTGCATTGTCTCTTCCCCCGGAGGGAGTAGTATGAGACACTACAGTAACTCCAGAATAATCTCTTGATCTCAGTATTGTAGCTGAATTTGATAAACTACCATCCGAGTCTACTGCTTTTATTGTAACAGAATTGCTAGGAGCTATTGCCCCGGGAATATTTGTAGTAACGTAGTATCCATCTTTTCCGTTTAAAACTGTGAATACTTTTCCTCCAAGACTCTCAACAACTTTATTGCTAAAATTATTTACTTGGGCCCAAGAGACATCTGTATAAGTAGACCCTACTAATTCTCTGTTCAAGAACAATATTGCCGTAGGATCGTAGTTTAAAGGCAATTCCAGATATAATTTTTCAGGGTCAAATTGAGCAAATCCATATACCCCTTTACCCGAAATCATTTCTACTGCGACGGTGTTATCACCCTCCGTAACGGGAATAGCTTCCGTATTATAAAAAAAACAAGGGCTTCCATTTGTTCTTGTCCCTGTAAAAGTGCTCAAAGCAGGAACTTCAGAAGAGCTTGTATTTTTTAAAGTAGCCACACATCTTGCAGAAATAGTATTTTCGATGAATGCTCCGTACAAACTAGCATTCATCATCATGGCTTTTTTGGAAGTGGCCGTCGATGGGAAGGAATTGGTCAAAACCGAATGTAAATAGTAACCATTATATGCAGTATTAGCAGCCAAAATATCTAAAAATAAATTTATAGAAGATGCTTCGTTGTCAAAATCAAAATTTGCAAGTTGTGGATATCTTTTAAAGAATGATATCAGGTTGGATTTAATGGTAGCGTAATCCAAACTTCCAACATTCAAATTGTTATAATCGTAATTGCTCATGTATTCATATTTATTGAGACTGTAACTTGGTTATTTTTCTTCAATCCATCTTGACTCATGTAATCAAATACAACCTTGACATCAACATAATTTGAAGCCACGTAACTATTTTTCATTGAAATATTCACATTTTTTACTGTTTTAATTTTATTTTCTACACTAGATTTCAAGGAACTGAGAAGAATTGCTCTTTTTCCGCTATTGTATGTACTTAAGGATATTTGGAGATTTGTACCAAAAGTTGACATGAAGGCTCTATTTCCCTTCACAGTATAAAGTAAATTTTGAATTTTTTGTCCTACCGATGAAACTCCGATAAAAAAAGAAATATCCTTTTTTTGATTGGCAGTTTTTATTGGTGAAAGCAAAATGTCAAAATCTTTTTTTTCCATAGTCAAGAATATTTATAAGATTATTCCTCAGAAACCACTACATCTGGATAAAAATTTTCCTCTGTAAATCGCGTAAGCGATAAAATTGTTGTATGGCCACCATCATTTTTAATAACATTTTTTGCTCTCATTATATAATAAAAACCTGTTCTTACGCTTTTGCCCATTTCCATTTCCGGATCGTCTGAAGCCAATCCGGTTAAATTGTCAATTTTTATATAAACGATATCTCCCGGTCTATACGAAAGACTTCCAGTTACTGTTATTTCTATTAAACTTTTTACCGACTCTATAAATTCCTGCCTCCATATAGGAACTTGCAATGGAGTATTCCAGAAAGTAGCAGAACCCAATCTATACTTTAAATAATTTTCATACATATCCCCATAAATTGGACAACCACAACTAAAGTTTGCTAGAGGATCCGGCCAAAAACATCCTATCCATTCTTTTCCCAAAAGATCTTCTATTTTTAGACATTCCTTATCTGGTTCCTTGAATATCAAAGGCATTCCACCGGAAACTCCTCCGGATATCCCAGAACTTCCAGACAGCCCGCAAGGAAAAATACCAGATGAAGCGCCGCTTATTCCAAAAAAAGCTGGAACACTATAACTATTTCCTACACCCAAAGCTTTCGCTATATTTAAAATTTCAGGAAAGAAAGCATAACAATCATCCAAACTGCCCGGAGCTTCCAAATTTCCACTTGTTATTTCTGGATTGGCGCAAATATATTCAAATCTATTTGATACGGCATTTCCAGTTTGAACCTTGAGAACATTTGTTCCCAGTATTGTAATTTTTTTGGACATTAGCAGCTCCCATCCACGGCATTTTCCGCAATAAAGTAATAAGTGTAGATTCCTTCAAACGATGGCACAGGAGAAAGCCCTCCCATTTGCCTTAAAGTGTTAGTTGGTATTTTGTACATTTTCACGGGATGGCTGGCCTCTCCTTTGATTGAATCATCATAATTAGGCTCTTTGTATCCTATTGGTTTATATTTAAATTCACTGTCTGTCAAATTTGATTTATTATATCCGGGGCCGAGGTAATTTTCGAATAAAGTCGATCCTTCGATGTCATTTAATCTTTCATTTAAATTTATGGCCCATGTTTCCATCCCAATGAACCCGCTTCCGCTTGCTAAACTTTCTATTTGCCCTGCAGTCGGATCTCCAGTAGAGCCATAACAAGGATTTGTAGTCCATCCATGTAGCATATTATGATATGATGCCTGAGCTCTTATCACGTCCCCGCTTGCTCCGCTTAGTCCATAAAATAGTGGACCGGGCTCAAGGCGTTCCCAAGAATAAAGCCATGCGGTATCATTTTGTCTGCTTAACAACACAGTATTGCCTGCTACTATTGTTCTGTAATCTTTGATGTAACCGGTTATTTTTGCAAAAAACCATTCTTCTTTATTATTAGAAGTAAGATCTTGTCCCATGCAGCACAATACATTGGAAATAAAATTTTCTTTTTCTGCTTTTTCCAAGAGAACTCTTCTGTAATTATCATATTCATCTTGTTCTTTCATTGCAGTGTACTTTGCCTCCATGACTTTATTGAAAGCAACATCTTTTAAAATACCGTCAATTAACATGGAACCTACATCAGATCCATTTCCTTCTACAGGAGTTTGTAATACGCTATTAATTTCTTGATAAAAATCATTTGAAATAACGCCACCTCCTCCGCTTGTTCCCATATTTGGGTGAGTAGTGGTTATATCATATTGAAACTGCCATATATATTTGTTGTCATTAAAAGGATATAATGGGGTTTGGGCCCCACTGGGAGCAAATGAATCCCTAAGTGCCAAAGGGGTACACTTCATGTAGTTCAACAAATTTTCATACGACCCAACAGCATCTGTAACAGTTATTGGATTATTATGCATGGTAAAATCTTTTGCATAACCGTAATAGCCGCCATCTTGCAATTGAACTAAATTTGAATCTTTTAAATTCGATACTCTTAATAAATAATCCTCTCCAGAGTCATTAGTGGTATATGAAGTAACAGTCGTCAAAGTAGTGTTTGCGGATTCACTTAAAAATGGAGACATTAATCTTTCTGCGCTACTCGTAGATCCCGCAAGTTCGTGTGCTTGATTTTCCAAGTATATCGGAGAACTTCTTAAGTAGTAA